CGTGGTCGTGGTCGCGGTCGGGGTCGCGGTCGGGGTCGCAGTCCGATTGAGAGCCACCGCCAGATGCTCGGCGACAAGGACGACGTCTCCGCCTACATGCCGTGGTGGCTCGGCGACTACCGCCGCGACACCGCCGACCTGAGCTGCCTTGAGCATGGCGCCTACCTGCAGCTCCTCGCCGAGCTGTGGCTGGCGCGCGGTTACCTCAGCTACGACCCCGAGCGGCTGGCGCGGCGGATCCACCTCGACCCCACCCTGTGGGCGCCGGTGTGGAAGGCGATCGAGCGCTTCTTCGACGTGTTCGAGGGCCGCATCAGCCAGAAGCGGTTGCTGCGCGAGCTCGAGAAGGCCCGCCAGATGCGCGGGGTTCTGTCGCGCGCCGGCAAGAGAGGCGCCGCGGCGAAGTGGGGCCATGCCGCAACGAAGGATGGCCAGGCTATAGCCAGGCCAATGGCGGAAGGATGGCAATCATCACCATCACCAGATCCAGATCAGACAGGAAGAGGAGAAGACTCCTCTTCCTCCCCCGCGCCCGCTCCGCGAGCGACGGGGGCGGCTGACGAAGCCGAGGCTCTTTTACTTTTCCCGGTCGTTCGGGGCAGGCGGTCGAATGCACAGGAATGGCGCTTCACGGAGGCCGAGGCCACGGTGCTCCGCGAGGGCTTTCCCCATCTCGACGTGATCTCCGAAGCGAGAAAAGCATGGGCCTGGATCGTCGCCAAACCGGAGCGCCGCAAGACCGCCAAGGGGATGCTGCCATTCCTCGTCGGCTGGCTCGGGCGGGCTCAGAACCGAGGCGGGGCGCGTACCGGTCCACCGGCGGCTCCGCAGTGCGCATTCCACCGGGAGGTACCGGACAAACCGGCCACCGAAGTGGATCGCAACTGCCCGACGTGCAAAGCACTCGGGACTCGGCGACGCGAGAAGAAAGCCGCCGGCGCCGAGCCGGAGGACATCGCGGCCATCATGGCGACCACCATGGCGACCTGGCCGCAGAGGGAGGCAGGTGAAAAAGCGCATCGCTGACATCGAGATCCACAGGGCCAACCACGGCGACCACGACTGCGTGGTGCGCGCCAAGGTCGACGTCGAGACCGCGAGCGAGCCGCGTGGATCGCCGGTAACCGGGGCGACGTTCGGCAAGGGCAGGGGAGGGGTGAATTGATATGGCGGCCGTGAGGACTGCCATCCCGGATCACGTGGCCGCCTATGCGGCCGCGCTCCGCGTGCGGATGTCGTGGCTCGACGTCGCCACTGTTGTGGAGCTGGCCGGCCTCGGCCGGTTCCATTGGAGCAAGCTCGCAGCGAAGGCCCAGGCTTGGGAGCGAAAGAACCTGAAGCCCGGCGCTCTCCACCGCGTGCGAGAGCTAGGTTTCGACCTCCGGCACGGGAAGGACGTGCGCATTGGAATCCGCCAACAGGCGCGAAGGGCAAGCGCAAGGAGGTGAACCTGGTCTATGACCCGCTGGCGGCCTATGATCCTGCCAATGGGCGATCAGCAGCCTGATGGACGCAGCCGCCGTGACGCCGGCGGGGGATCGGCTCGGGGCGGAGTGACCGTCCCGGTAGAGCGACGCCCTCCATCAGGCTGCTGATCGCCCCCCTTCGCCGTCGACGAAAACGCGCAATCGCGACGCCAAGTTAGCCGCCGCCCCGTCGCTGCACGGCCGCGCGCGTAAGTAAAGCGCCCTCGCCGCACCGACGATCTATGCGGATCGTCCTGTGGACAACAGGGGCAGCGACGGCAGATTCGCACCCGGGCACAGCGGCAACCCCGGGGGGCGGCCGCAGGAGCTCCGCGCCCTCGTGTCCCGGCTCCGCGAGCGCAACTGGCCGCGCATCCCGAAGCTGCTGAGCCGCCTCTACCGGCTGGCGATGACCGACGACACCCTGGTCGGCGTCGCCGCCGCCCGGGTCTACCTCGATCGCCTGCTCGGCCCGCCCGAGAAGCAGCGCGATCCGCTGCGCCTGCCCGACGAAGCCCCCGGCGAGCCGGAGGCGGTCCTGCAGCAGGCGCTGACCCTGCTCTCGCAGCAGATCCACGCGCTCGCCGCCCGCGCCGCCATCGAGGGGCTGTCGCCCGAGGACTCCGCGGCGCTCGGGAGCCACTTCCGCGCCATCAGCGATCTGGCGCTCGGCCTCGGCCGCCTCGGCAAGGCATGGACGCCGGAGCGCCTGTGCGAGCTGCTCGGCGTCACCCTCGAGCAGGTCGAGCAGCTCCGTGGGAGGCCGGCCCTTGAATAGCGCCGATCGCACCCTGGTGCTTCACCCGGAGGGCGCGCTCATCACCCACTTCGCGGTCGTCGACTATGACGGGCGCCGCCACGGGCGGTTCCTGCGCGACTCGTTCGTGCGCAGCTCGCGCCGGCCGGCAGCGCACATCGAGCGCGCCATCATGCGCCCCGGGGTGCGCGTGCTGCTCGCCGCGCCCCATGACGACGGCGACAACTTCCTCGGCTGGGGTGCCTTCCATCGCGGCGAGAACCGCGTGGTCTACGTCTACGTCAAGCACCTCTACCGCCGCCGCCCGGGCGAGGAGTCGCCGTTCCGCATCGCGACCTCGCTCGCCATCGCGGCCGGCATCACGCACGAGCGGCCGGTGCTGTGCTCGTTCTGGGGCAAGGTGCCAGGCAAGCTGCTGGCGCGCCGGGACCCGGCCTATCCCCTCGAGTACGCGCCCCAGGTGCTGTCGTGAGGCGGCTTGGGCGCTGGCTGGCCATCGGCTGGTGGCTCATCGTGCGCGGGCCGGAGCGTGGGCTGCGATGATCCGCGTCTCGCAGGTCAAGCTGAACGTCAGCCGGAACCTCGCCGGGCGTGGCCTGAGCCAGGTCCTCAGGGAGCCCGGCATGTACGTCGCGGAGGGCTGCGTCATCCTGCCCCGCACCCCCGGCCTCGCCATCCCGCTGCACCTCGTCGACGTGTGCGAGCTGGCAGAGGCGGAGGCTGCGCATGATCCCGGTCCGGTGGTTCAAGGGCGCGGTTCAGGGCGGCCCGGCAAGGCGCGATGACAGACGACGTGCCCCCTTCGACCCGCGGCCGCTGCTCTTCCCGGCTCAGATCGCCGCGGTCTATGACCCGGCCCGCTGGCAGGCGTGGCCGGGCGGGCGCCAGGGCGGCAAGACCGACGGCCTCGAGAAGCTGCTCCTGCGCGTCGCCTCCGAGCGCAAGGGCCAGCTCGCGATCTACGTCAGCACCAGCAAGAAGCGCGCGGTCGCGACCATCTGGGACGAGCTCGTCACCCTCAACGCCGACTGCGGCCTGGGCGGCCGGGCGCGCGGCCACACGCTGCGCTTCCCCGGCGCCGGCGCCCTGGTCGTCACTGGCGTCGAGAACCGCCGCATGGCCAACGATCTGCGCGGGCGCAAGAAGGTCGCGCTCTACTGCCTCGACGAGGCCCAGGACTGGCCCGACGAGCTCCTGCGCTACTTCTACGAGGCCGTCGTGTTCCCGTCGCTGTCAGCGGTCGGCGGCGCGGTGGTCGTGGCCGGCACCGGCGGGCCGCCGCGCGGCTTCTGGCACGAGGTCGCGACCAGCAAGCCCGAGTGGAGCCGCCACCGCTTCACCCCCCTCGGCAACCCGTTCCTGGTCGCCGGCGAGGCCCGCCGTCTCATCGACAAGGCGTGCGCCGATCGCGGGGTCGACGAGAGCGACCCCAGCATCCGGCGCGAGTTCTTCGCCGAATTCGTCAACGATGCCAACCGGCAGATCTTCCCGGTCAGCGACGCCAACCTCTACGACGCCGGCGAGCGGCCCGCGGGCAAGTGGTCGTTCGTCATCGCCTCGGACTTCGGCACTGTCGACGCCGCGGCGGTCGTCGTGTGGGGCTGGACGTCCGCCAGTCCTCACCTGTGGGTCATCGAGACCGAGAAGCAGCACGCCCTCGGCGCCAGCGCCCAGGTCGCCCTCGTGCGCGCGGTGGCGGCCCGCTACAGCGGGCGCGGCCTGGTCGGCATTGTGGGCGATCCGGGCGGGGGAGGCGCGGGCCTGATGGTCGACCTGCGCCAGGAGCACCTCATCGGCATGGAAGCGGCCGAGAAGGCGGGCAAGGCCGCGGCCTGCATCGTCCTGCGCGACGGCCTGCGCTCGGGCAAGGTCAAGATCCCGCGGGCCGAGCGCGAGTTCGTCGAGGAGCTGCGCACGCCCGAGTGGGATCCCGACGCCATCGGCAGCGTCATCCGCGGGCACATGCCCGACCGGGTGGACGCCGCGCTCTACGGCTACCGCAAGGCCGTGGGCATGCACCACTGGAAGGCGCCGGCGACGGAGCCGCAGAAGAGCGACCTGCACAAGGAGCTCGAAAGGAAGCTGTCATGAAGTGCACCTGCGACCGCATCGCCGGCGAGCGCGTCCCCGAGGACGGGATCTGCCGTCGATGCGGCGGCCGCTGGCCAGGGTTCATCGACGTCGATGAGATTTGGAGCCTCGTCGACGGGCTGCGCGCCCGGGGCGTGCGCCAGTTCGAGGGCCTGGGCGTCAAGCTCACGCTCGATCCACCTCGGCTGGCGCCACCCGCGCCCATCCACCCGCGCGGCCCCAGCCCCGAGGAGATCCTCGAGGACCTGCGCCGCGTGGAGCAGGCCGGGCCGCCGGGGCTGGACGCGGTCGTCAACACGCCGGCCGGGCAAGCGCTCTATGGCAAGCCGCCGAGCTGGCGCCCGGCCCACCCCGAGTTCATGCCGCCCATCCCCAAGTCGCCGCCGCAGGAGTGAGCCATGGCCAAGCGCACGACCGCCGACGACACCGACCCGGGCAAGCACTGGTACAACGGCGCTCCCGATACCCTGCACCAGACGGTGACCCGCCTCGAGCACGCGCTCACGCCCGTGCGCTGGCTCGACGCCACCGCGATCCGCACCTACTACAGCGAGCCGGCGACCGACTGGCCCGCCGGCGTCACCCCGGGCGGCGAGGTCTCGGCCTACGTGCGCGCCCTGCGCGCCAAGATGCGCTTCAACCTGCTCAAGAGCTGCATCGACGCGCTGGCCTCGCAGATCGTCCAGGTCCCGGCGGTCGACGTGGCCACGGTCGGCGGCGGGGCGGCCCAGCAGCGCAGCGCCGAGGCCCTGGGGCTGTTCATCGACGGCGTGTTCGCGGCCAACGACCTCGAGCGCACGCTGTGGAGCTGCTTCATCGACTGCTGCAACACGCGGGTGGCCGCCGTGCGCGTCGACGTCGACCGCGACGACAGCATCCGCATCGAGCGCCTGCCACCGTACACCATCGTCTGGCACCCCTACGAGGGCCTCAACCCGCGCAACCTCTACCTGCGCACGCCGGTGGCCAAGGCCGCGCTCATCGAGCGCTACCCCGAGCAGGCCAAGGCCATCGAGGCCGCGCCCCGCTACAAGCCCGACGAGCTGTGGGTCGGCGTGGACGGCGTCTACGGCTACGAGATGCCCTCGGAGATGGTGCTCTTCGAGGAGGGCTACCGCCGCTGCTCCCCGGGCAACGGCGGCAAGGACGGCGACGGTCGCTACGTGTGCGCCATCGGCAACGCCGTGCTCGACGACAGCGTCTATCCGCACGAGTTCCACACCATCGTGCCCCTGCGCTTCTCGCCCTCGTTCACCTCGTTCGCGGGCGTGCCGGCCTCCGATGTGCTGCTCGCCTACCAGGACGCCCTCGACCGCCACGCGAGCAACATCGACGAGGCCATGCAGCGCGGGTCGGTCCTGCGCGTGCTCATCCCGCGCGGCAGCGAGATCGACCCCGACTCGCTCACCAACATGCAGGGCTCGATCGTCGAGTACAACCCGGGCATGCCGCCCGAGTTCGTGCCGGGCGTGGCGCTGTCGCCCGACTACTACCAGCGCGAGCAGCTCATCATCGATCGCGCCCACCAGTTCCTCGGGCTGTCGCCCAACGTGGCGAGCGGCACGCGCGCGCCGGGGGTGACGAGCGCCAAGGGCCAGCGCGAGGTCAAGCAGCTCGCCGACCAGCGCCTCATCCTGCACATGCAGAACGTCGACGGCTTCATCGAGCGCATCGCCAAGACCGTCATCGCGGTCGCCGACTACCACTTCAAGGGCCGCCCCGGCGCCGAGATGCGCGCGCCCGGCGGCCGCTGGCTGCGCCGCGTGCGCTGGAGCGAGATCGGCTACAAGGCCGAGAACTTCGAGGTCCACGTCGACACCGTCAACGCGCTCTCGCGCCACCCCGCCGCGCGCATCGAGGAGATCCTCGAGCTCGCCCAGGCCGGCATCATCGACCAGCGCTACGCGCTCAAGCAGACCGGGATCAAGGACCTGCAGTCCATTCGCGACCAGGTCTTCGCGCCCGAGGAGCTGGCCGACAAGCAGATCGAGCGCGCCCTCGCCGGCGACTACCTGGCCCCGGAGGTCTACCAGGGCGCGACCGGGTTGCAGTACCTCATCGACCGCGGCGGCGAGCGCTACGTGCACGAGATGCTGCAGGACAAGCCGAGCGAGAACCTGCGCGACCTGCGCAAGCTCATCGAGCAGGCCAAGGACCTGCTCAAGCAGGCCCAGCCGCCGCCTCCGCCGGCCGCCAACGGGCCGCCGCCGGGACCGCCGGCCAACGTGGACGCCAACGGGCAGACGCCGCCGCCCCCGGGCCCGACTCCGGTGCAGGCGTAGGAGGGGCGCCATGGCCGCGAGGGAGCAATGAAGATGACCAAGCTGGCCGTGGACGCGGCGGTGAGGGACGTGCGCGACAAGCGCATCGATCAGGCGCCCGCGCGCGATCCGTTCATCGACAACCTGCTGAGCGCCCTCGGCTTCGACCCGGCGACACACGACATCTGGGTCGCGAACCATCCCTGCAAAGGGATCAGGGTGGTCGACGACAAGCGCGAGCCGGTGGCGTTCTTCAGCGAGAAGCAGCTCAAGCGCTTCGGCACGTCGGAGGAGTTCGCCAGGGAGGCCACCGCCGACGAGCACGAGGCGATCGCCGAGCTCGAGAACGCGGAGGCCGAGAAGGCTGCAAAGGAGGGGCGCCATGCCACTGAACAAGAAGGGCAAGAAGATCCGGGCCGCGATGGAGCGTGAGTACGGCTCCGAGAAGGGCAAGCGCGTGTTCTACGCCTCGGAGAACTCGGGCCGCGTCAAGGGCGTGACCAAGGCGCCGACCCATGAGCGGGCGCGCGCCGCCGCGGGGGGCAAGCGTGGCTGAAGAGCGCACCACGCTGGCCCAGGAGCTGGCCGCGGCCAAGGCCGAGCTGCTGCAGCCCGAAGGAGGCGCGGCCGCAGCCGAGCCCCCAAAATCCCCCGCTGCCGCACCTGCTGGCGATACGTCGAGGTCTGCACCGACATCCGCGGCGCCCACCGATGCCCCCGCTGCCAGCTCTGGGTCCGCATCCTCCCCGGCTGATCCGGCCAAGCCCGCCGCGGCCGACAGCCTGACCAAGCGCCTGGCGCTGCTGGCCGCCGAGGGGCGCAAGCTCGAGCTCGCGCGCCAGGAGCTCGAGCAGCGCAAGCCCGACCTCGAGCGCCTGGCCAAGATCCGCGGCGCCAAGAGCAAGGTCGACGCGATCAAGGAGCTGTTCGGCGGCGACGAGGAGGCGGTCGCCCAGCTCTTCATCGAGCTCGACGAGTACCACCGCGCCGACCCAAAACAGCGGCAGACGGTCAGCGACGAGGAGCGCCTCGATGCCCTGCTCGAAAAGAAGCTCGCCGCGCGCGACCAACAGCGCCAGCAGCAGGCCGCGGCAACCCTGCAGAACCACAGACAGAACTACGTCACGGTCACGATGCGCCTGCTCGAGGCGCGCGGCGACGACTTTCCGCTGTGCTCGATCGGGCTCAATCCCGACGACATAACCGCGATATCCGAGGGAGCGTTCGAGGCGACTGGCAAGGTCCCGTCGCCGGAGGAGGTGCTCCGAGCCATCGAGAGCACCAAGCAGACGCTGCTCGACAAGAGGCTTCTCAAGAAGCCGGAGACAAAGCCCGCAGGCGCGACGGCGCCGGAGCCCGGGGCGGACAAAAGAATCGGACCGGTCCGGAACGACGACGTTCCGGTCACCCCGCCCCGGCGCACGACGTACGAGGAGGAGCTCGAGCTGGCCAAGCGAGAGGCCGGCATCAAGTAGCCCGCTCGCGTCGCGACGGGGCCCTGCGAAAGGTCTCCGTCCATGGCTGGTTTCGATCTCACCCGCGCTGCAGGGATCCTGAAGCGCGTCTACGACAAGAAGCTGCACGAGGTCCTCTACAGCGTCGACAACGCGAAGCTCAACCCAGGCTTCGTTGGCCTCAAGCGCGATTCCGGCAAGCGCGTGGTCACGCCGTTCGGCTCGGCCTACGCGGTGCCGATCAAGTACGGCCGCGTGTCGGCGAGCTCGGCCGACTACGCGACCGCGGAGACGCTGTCGGGGCAGGCCGACCAGGGCGCGGCGCCGAAGTACGCCCAGTTCCTCGTCACCCCGAGCACCTACTTCACGGTGCACCAGGTCGCGGGCGACACGCTCGATCGCGCGACCGACGAGGGCGCGTTCATCGACGCCGCCGCCGAGGTGGTCAAGGACGCCCTGGCCGCGCACATGCGCCGGCTCATGATCCACACCCACGGCACCGGCTCGGGCAAGGTCGCGACCATCACCGCGGCGCCGACCTCGACGACCATCACCATCGACCCGTCCGAGGTGCGCCGCTTCGAGATCGGCGACTGGATCGTGGCCGCCGCCGCCGAGGCCACGGGCTCGCTGCGCTCCGCGACCGCGGCGCAGGTCACCGGCCGCAACAGCGTGACCGGCGTGCTCACGCTCTCGATCGACGTCACTGCCCTGTCGTGGGCCAGCGGCGACTCGGTCTTCTTCAAGGGCGACCGCGCCGCGGCCGGCTTCACCAACGTGTTCGCCGGCTACTTCGGCATCGTCGGCTCCTCGGCGCCGTCGGGCGGCGAGTCCTTCTTCGGTGTCGATCGCTCGGTCGACACCCGGCTCGGCGGCCTGCGCTACGACGCCACAGGCAAGGACATGGGCGAGATGCTGACCGAGGCGGCCATGCTCGCGGTCGGCGAGGGCGCCATGATCGCGCGCTGCCGGATGTCGACCAAGGACTACGGGTCCCTGGTCAAGGAGCGCGACGATCTCAAGCACATCGCCATCAACAGCGAGAACTCGACGCTCGGCTTCAAGGCCATCGAGTACGTCTCGCCGGTCGGGACCTTCCCGGTCCTGCTCGACGAGGGCATGCCGATCGGCCACGCCTTCCTCGAGACCGAGGACTGGCGGATGCTGTGCAAGGACGGCGAGCTCGCCACCATCGTCAGCCACGACGGCCTGGTGCTGCGCAAGGTGGCGGGGGCGGACGCCTACTCCTGCTACGTCAAGTCGATGATCCAGCCGGTCTGCGACCGGCCCGGTCACCAGGTCCACGTCTACAACGTCGGCTCGTAACCATCATGGCCGACAAGAAGAGCCCGCTTGCCCTCGCCGTGATCGCGCGCCTCAAGAAGGCGAACGGTCACGACGAGCCCGACGGCGACGAGCCGGAGGACTCCGAGGGCAAGGACGAGGGCGAGGACTCGAGCGCCAGCGACGAGGCGGAGCTGTCCGCCTGCGAGGACATGATCGCCGCCTTCCGCGAGCGCGACGCCCATGCCCTGCGCGACGCCCTGAAGTCGTTCCTCAAGGCTTGCGGGGTGGAGGGATACGACGATGGCGAGTGAGCGCATCCGCAGGACCGAGCGGTTCCTGCATTCCATGGACTTCGCGAAGGGCTTCACGTCGGTCGCCTCGGCGAACAACCTGTCGCTCGGGCGCGGGGTCGTCTTCGACATCACCGGGACCACGACGATCAACTACCTCGAGACGACCGGCATCCGCACCGGCCGCTTCCGCATCCTGCGCTTCAACGGCACCCTGACCGTGAAGAACAACCTCGGCTCGCCGGGCACGGGCTTCGCCAACCTGAAGCTCATCGCCGGGGCCGACTTCTCGGCGGCGGCCGGGAAGATCCTCGGTTTCGTCTACGACGGGACCAACTGGCAGCAGGTGTTCTGAGCTTGCTGCGGGCGGCGCTGCGGCCGGAACTAGTCCCTCCTCCGCAGCGTCGCCCGCAGTTCTTTTGAGGGGACTATGGCCCAGCTCAGCGATCTCGAGTCGAGCATCCGCGCCGCCATCGACCACGACAGCGACACCGCGGTCACGCAGGCGCAGATCTACGCCTGGGTCAACGAGCGCTACTACACGCTCCGGCGCCGGCTCGCGAACCTGTTCCCCGACCTCTACACCAAGGTCACCGCCGACTTCACCATCGCCCAGGGCGCAAGCTCGCAGGACGTGACCGCCTCGCCGCTGTCGCTGACCGACTTCGGCAAGGTGCGCGTGCTGCAGTGGAAGACCGGGCTCGACTACTGGTCGCTCCCGCTCGCCAACGGCATCAACCCCGAGCGCTCGGGCCGGCTGTCCTGGCGCCTGCGCGGGGCGACCGTGCTCGACATCTTCCCCGCGCTCATGGCCCCTGGCACCTACCGCCTGCGCTACGTGACCAAGGCGATCAAGCTCGCCGCGCCGACCGACGTGGTCGACCTGCCCGACGGGGCCGAGACCGTGCTCATCGAGGACGTCGCCCGCCGCTGCCGCGTGCGCGTCGACGAGGATCCGAGCTTCCACAGCATGTTCAAGAGCGAGGCGTGGCAGGAGCTGCTCGCGTCCCTGCAGCCGCTCTATGTCTCGACGCCGATGCAGATCCAGGACGTGCGGGGGCCGTACCGCTGATGCAGATCCAGCTCAATCCGCCCAGCTTCGGCGACCCCGGCACGTTCAAGTTCGTGCAGGAGTACTTCCGCCGGCTGATCGCGGCCGTCGCGCCGTGGGCGGCCGGCAAGCGCCTCGAGAACGTGTCGGTCAAGTCCTCGAGCACGAGCATCGGCCACAACCTCGGCCTGCAGCCGACGGGCATCATCATCACGCCCCGGGGCAACGCGACCATCTGGCAGGCGCAGAAGCCGGATGCGACGAACGTGTACCTCCAGGCCAGCACCAACACGACCTGCGACCTCCTCATCTACTGACGCCGATGCCCCTGCAAAAGCAGCCCATCAACGTCACGCTTCGGGGGCTCCAGCAGCACACCGGCGTGAAGATGTTGCAGCCGGGGCAGTCGCCGCTCATGCAGAACGTGCGGCAGCGCTACGGGCGCGGGGTTTACGGCAAGCGCTACGGTCACAGCCTGCTGACGACGTCCGTCGACGTGGGAGCGCTCTTCTATGCGCTCGGCCTGGCCACCGTGAACGGCGATCTGTGCCTGCGCACCTCGGACGCCGCCTACCTCTACGACACCGCCACCTCGACCTGGCGCTATCGCGGGTCGTGCTCCCGGGCGGTCGTCAGCGTGGCCCCGGCGCTCATCACCCCGGGCAACGCCTGGAAGCCGGTCCAGATCAGCGCAGGCGGATACACCTACTTCTTCGCTGGCGTCGCGCCGCAGACCGCCCCGACGTGGACCCACCAGCAGACGCCTCTGGCGTACGTCTATCGCATCGTCGACGCGAACGGCGCCGAGATCGTCCCCGAGACGACGATCAGCGGTGCGACCGGCGTGACCGCCAAGCCCGTGGTCGCGGGTGGCTTCGTCTGGCTCTTCCTCGGTTGCGACACCGCCAGCGGCACGGGAAACGGCTATCGCAAGCTCTACGCGGTCAAGCTCGATCCCGCCAACCCCACGACCGCCCCCGTCGTCACCACCTACCAGGATGCGGGCGCTTCGGAGGCGATCTGCACGTTCGACGTGATGCAACTCGCGGCGGGCGGTGCCGCCGTTGCGTGCGGGCGCTACAACCAGAACCTCGGGCAGTCGACGCTGGACCTGTCGCTCCTCAACACGGCGACGGGACAGCCCCAGGCCAGCCCGGGCATCGTCTCGACCGTCGTCGCGTCGATCGGCTACGACCCGGCCGCCAACCACGACTGGAACCTGCAGTTCCTGAAAAACGGGAACCCCGACGGCAACGGCAAGTACTACTTGGTCGCGTACAACGGGACCAACTGGTACGGGGTCACGGTCACCGCGTCGACCCTGGTGGCGGCGACTCCTGTGGCGTTGACCGGCGTGACGGGGACCGTGGGAGCCGCGTTCCTGCTCGCAGGATCGCCGATGATCCTCACGTCGACGCCAGGGACGACGCCTTCCCTCGGCACGGTCCAGAGCACCGTCTTCTCGACGTCGTGGGCGGTGACTTTCGCCGCAGCGATCATCAAGCGCCACGCCGTGGTCTGCGGCGAGCCCATCGTTGTCGATCCCGGCGGCGGTGGGACCGCGAGCACGGGCTTCTACATCCCGATTCTCTACGACGACGCCGACGTGTCCACCCCGACGGCACAGCGCTGCTACGGCCTGCTCGACATCTTCGGCGGCAACAGCGTGACTCCCTTTGGCAGCATCGTCGGGCGGGCCCTGTACGGCCTTGGGGGCGACACTTACCAGCACGCGTTTGTCGGCTCGATCACGAACAAGGGCCAGTCCTGGGTCGCGCCGTTCCAGCGGACCGATCAAACCCTCGCGAAGGTCCAGTTCGCGGTCAACTCCTACGACGGCGCCGTCTACACCGCGAAGTCGATCACCTTCGACTTTACGAAGTCACTGGCCACCGGCCTGGGGCCGCCGGCGACGACCATGCTGGGCAAGGCAGCGATCCTGCCCGGCACGCTGCCCGGCTATCTCGCAGGAGCAGCGGTGGCCGAATGGCCGTCCCTCTACCCGCCTTCGATCACGGCGACCACCTTCGCGCCAGGCACGGGCTTCGTCATGCCGGCCGGGACCTACTCCCTCCAGGCGTGCTACGTCTACCGCGACCGAGTCGCCGGGAACGTCATCCGGTCGGCCTTCTCGCCCGTCGTCACGGTGACCTGCAACGGGTCGACCCAGGCGATCGAGGTGCTGGTTCCGTCGCTGGCTCTGACCTCGACGGCGGCGGGGACGTTCGGGATCGAGGTGTACCTCTCGGTGGCGGGAAGCACGACGCTGTTTCTTCAGCCCGTTCTGCCCAATGACCCCACGGTCGACTCGATCGAGTTCGACTTCAATACCGGCGGCGCGAACCGGACCGCCACCGGTCAGTGCATCATCCCGGTCACCGGCACGGAGATCCCCTACACCGCCAGCGGCGAGCTGCCCAACGACCCGCCGCCACCGTGCCGTGTAGTCGCGAGCTGGCGCGACCGCGTGTTCATCGCGGACAGCGAGGCGGACGGCGAGATCTGGCCGAGCAAGGAGATCGTCGCCGGCAAGGGGCCGGAGTTCTCCGAGGGCCTGCTCTTCTCGCTCCCGGGCGGCACCGGGCCGGTGACGGCGATGTGCCCGCTCGATCACAACTGGTTCCTCATCTTCCAGGCGGATTCGATCTGGGCCATCCAGGGCGACGGGCCCGACGAGACCGGCAACGGCGCCTACGAGCCCCTCCGCATCATCGGCAACCGCGGCACGACCGCGCCGGGGTCGGTCGTCTCGACGTCGCGGGGCGTGTTCTTCCAGGACGCGAACGGCCGGATCTGCCTGGTCGACGGTTCGCTGACCGTCCAGGACGCGGCCGGTGACGGGCCGTGGAGCTACACCGGCGTGGTCACGGCGGCGGTCGACCTCCCGGCCAAGCGCGAGACGCACTTCTACCTGGCCGGCGCGGCGGCGGATGGCTCGTTCCGGCTCGTGCTCGACTGGGGCAACCCGTCGCCCGACAGCCCGCTGGGCGAGTGGTACTCGGACACCCAGCCGCTCGCGCCCACGACGATGCTGGGCGACGGCGGGGCGACCGCCTACAACGGCCAGGTCGCCCTCGCGCATAGCGCGTCGCCGGCCCTGGTGCGCACCGGGGTCGACGGGCAGTTCTTCGACGACGCCAGCAACTACATCAACCGCAAGATCCAGCTCCCGCTCATCCTCTCGGGCATCCGCGGTTACGAGCGCATCTACCGCGGCCAGATCGTCGGCCAGTACAAGAGCCAGCACACGCTGTCGGTCACCGTCGACACGTTCGACGGCGTGGCCGGCGAGACCGGCTCCGCCACCGAGACCTTCACCAAGGTGGTCAGCGCCGGGCCCGAGCTGTTCGAGCTGCGGCCCACGCGCCAGCGGCTCTCGATCTTCACCCTGACCATCGCCGATTCGGGCACCGACACCGGCGAGGGCGGGACGCTCGATGGGCTCGCCCTCGAGGTCGGCGTCAAGGGCGGCTTGCCGCGCATCAACACGGGCCAGAGGTTCTGAGGGAGGTCACCGCATGGGATACGGCAATCTCGCGAACCCGAACGGCTACAGGGGGCCGGCGCGCGCGTCGACCTCGCAGCAGCAGATCGACGAGGCGGATCGGCAGAAGGCGGGCGTGGTAGCTGCGAATGCTCCTCTGCCGCCGACGCCACCGACGCCGACCGGCTTCGACCAGGACCGCGCCGACGCCCAGAGGCTCTACCAGATGGCCCTGCAGCAGATGCAGACGGCGGGCAACTATCAGCCGCCGTCGGTGCAGGCGGGGCAGTCCTCGGGCGCGAACGCGGTCAGCTACAACGCCCCCGGCGCGGTTCAGCAAGTGCAGGCGCCGACCGCCCAGGCGATGGGCGTCGAGGGCGCGAACATCAACCAGGCGGCCGACCAGCAGGACCGCACCGCCCAGCTCAGCTACCTCCAGGCGCTGCAGGCCCAGGCGAACGGGACGGGCGGGCCGTCCCCGGCGGAGCTGCAGCTCCAGCAGCAGATGGGCCAGATCGCCGCCACCCAGTCCGGGCTGGCGGCCCAGGCTCATGGCAACCAGGGCGTGTTCGCCCGCCGCCAGGCGATGCAGAACACGGCGACGCAGCAGCAGGCCGAGAACTTCCAGGCCGCCCAGCTTCGCGCCCAGGAGCAGCTCGCGGCCCAGCAGCAGCTCAGCACGGCTCTGTCGGGCATGCGAGCGAGCGACCAGGGCATCTCGACGGAGCAGGCGCAGCTCAATCAGGCCGCCCAGATCGCGAACGCCCAGAACGTCAACCAAGGCTCGCAGTTCAACGCGACAACGGCACTGCAGGCCGGCACGACCAACGCGGCGGCCGCGAACGCGCAGGCCCAGCAGACCGCGCAGGAGCAGCTCGCGGCTGCAACCACGAACGCGGCGAACCAGCAGAACAACGCCCAGTACAACGCCACCGCGCGCCAGGCGGCGAGCACGAGCAACGCCGGCAACGCCCTGCAGGCGAACAACCAGAACATCACGGCCAAGCAGAACGCGGCCGCGAACGCGCAGGGGGCGGTGACCACGGAGCAGACCTCGACCCAGGGGGCGGCCCAGACGAACCTCGGTCAGCAGGGCATCAACCTGGCGTCGCGGACGGCCAACCAGAACTTTGCCTCCAACATCGTGGGCGATGTGCTGAAGGGCGCCGGCGACGTCGGCGCCGTCGTGAGCGACCGCCGCAGCAAAGAGGACATCGAGCCCGACTCCGAGCGGGTCGACGCCCTGCTGCGCGCGCTGCGCCCCTACGCCTACGATTACAAGGATCCGTCCGAGCCCGGCGCGCGCCCGGGCCGGCAGCACGGGGTCATGGCGCAGGACCTCGAGCGCTCCGCGATCGGGCGCTCCGTCGTGCGCGACACCCCGAGCGGCAAGATGGTCGACACCGGGCGCCTGACCATGGCCCTGGCCGGCGCCCTGGCCGAGGTCGCGGCCGACGTGCGCAAGCTGCAGGCCGGGAGGAGATAGGCCATGGCCGATTCGCAGCTCGTGCACGACGAGACCGAGGAGGAGAAGCGCGACCGACCGCTGCTCGCCATGGCGGACATGCCGGTGGCCGCGCCGGGGAGCACGCCGCCGCCGATCGCCCCGGCCGCGACCGGCGCTCCCGCGGCCAGCGACGCCCCGGCCGGCCTGCCTGCTTTCGGCGCCCCGATCGCGCCGGCGCCGCCCGCCTCCGCGCCGGCGCCGCCCGTCGCCCCGCGCCCGCCCGCGCCGCCGATGGGTGACGTGGTCACCGGGCAGACCAGCAGCGGCGGCACCTCGGTCAAGCAGCGGGTCATGAGCCCCGACGAGAAGGCGGCGCAGGCCAAGCTCGACGCCATCGAGCAGAAGGAGGAGGGCGTCGCTCGCCAGCAGGGCGCGGCCGAGGCGCGCAACGCCGGCCAGGAGTACGACGTCACCCGGCAGACCAACGCCGAGATGGCCGCGGCCGAGGCCCAGGCCGAGACGGATCGGATCGCCAAGCAGGCGACGCTCGACAAGCTCAACGCGCACATCGCACAGAAGACCGAGGAGTACGCCGGCGCCAAGCCCACGAACCTGTGGGACCGCATGAGCAACGGCGCCAAGTTTCTGGCCGGGCTCAGCATCTTCGCCGGCGGCGTCGGCGCCGGGCTCACCCACAGCGGCCAGAACCAGGCGCTCGAGCAGATCAACCGCGCCATCGAGGATGACTACCAGCGCCAGAAGGACGCCCTCACCAAGAGCAAGGAGTACCTGGCGCTCAAGCGCGAGGACGCGGCCAAGGCCGAGGAGCTCCTGCGCCACGGCGACTACGACCTGCGCATCAAGAAGCTCGGGATCCTCGAGAAGGGCGAGCGCATGCTGCGCGAGCAGTACGCGAAGAACGGCATGAGCGACGCCCAGGCCAACACCGACGCGCGCATCATCGGCATCCAGAAGCAGCGGGCGACCGAGACCGCCCAGCTCCAGAAGGAGTTCGGGACCGAGATCGACCGCATCCAGCAGACCAGCACACAGCGGGCGCCAGCGGCGTCGCTGCAGGCCGGCCAGACCGCGAACCTGGTCTTCGGCCCCGGCGGCAAGCCGCTCGGGGTCGCGGCCACGCAGAAGGGGGCCGAGGAGACCAACGAGGCCGTCTCCGGCTACGCGGCCATGCGCAAGGGGCTCAACGAGTACCGCGATCTCATCCGCAAGCACGGCTCCGATCTCGTGCTCGACCGGGACACCGCCGGGCGGATGGACGCCCTGCGCGCGAACCTCTTGTTCCAGGCCAACCACATGGTCAACACCGGCGTCTTGCGGCCGTCCGAGCAGGAATACTTCGAGTCGATGATCCCGAAGGCGACCGGCTGGTCAGGCACGGTCACGAGCCAGGCGTCGATGCTGGCCAAGACGAACGAGGTCGAGCGCCAGATCCGCGAGCGCATGGCCAACCACCTCGACCAGGTCGGCGTCGGCCGCAAGCGCGTCGATCTCATCGACCAGATGACGAGCGGGAGGCCCGGGGAATGAGCACACGCGCGCCGCGGGGCATGGGCTTCCGGCCGCACGCCGAGCACCAGACGCCGGCGCAGCAGGCCTCGCTCAACGACCAGCTCGGCGACGCCTACGCCCAGTGGGCCGAGCAGCAGACCGGCATGAGCCCCGACGAGTGGCGCGCGGCCGAGGACAAGCGCCGCGCCGACGAGGAGGCGGCCGAGGCGAACAAGCCGAGCGCCCTCGAGTCGTTCGGCCGCGGCGCGCTCCAGGGCGCGACGCTCGGCTTCTCCGACGAGATCGGCGGCGCGCTCGAGCACGCGTTCACGAGCAAGTCCTACGAGCAGGCGCGCGACGAGATCCGCGAGAACGACCGGCGCGCGCAGCAGGCCCACCCGCTCGTCTCGGGCGTGGGCGGGATCCTGGGTGGCCTCGTGCCGGCGCTCGCCACCGGGGGGCTCGGCGAGGGCGCCGCGGCCGCCTCGGTCGGTCGGGCGGCGCTGACCGGCGCCGGCATGGGGGCGCTCGCCGGGGCCGGCGGCAGCGAGGCCAAGGACGTGGGCAGCATCCTGCGCGACGCCGCGATCGGGGGCGCGCTTGGGGCCGGCACTGGCGCCCTGGCGCAGAAAGGGGCGAACGCCCTGCTCGCGCGGGCGCCCGAGGCGGCCGACGAGGACCTCATCGCCCAGATCACGGGCGGGCGGGCGACCAAGGCCGGCAAGGCGGTGTGGAAGGACTCCGGGATCAAGGCCGAGACCGCGCGCAAGTTCGGGCTCGACAAGGTGGCCGGAGCGGAGCCGGCCGAGCTCGCCGCCGCGGCGGAGGCGCCCAAGGCCCAGGTCGGCCAGGCCATCGGCGATGTGTTCCGGAGCGCCGACGCGCAGAGCCCGGGGCTCCCGCTGCCCAAGCTCAAGAGCGCGCTGACGGCGCTCGAGCAGGACTACCGCGCGAATCCCGCCACGCGCCCGGTGGCCGACGCGGTCAAAGGCCAGATCGAGGACATGGAAGCGGCCTGGGGGAGCCTGCCCCAGGTCAACGGCGTGCCGCACGTCCCGGCCGAGAAGGTCTGGCAGTACGCCTCCGAGCTCGGCGACATCGGCTTTCGCAACGCCGGCCTCGATCCCAAGACCGCGGTGCGCGCGCAGCAGCAGGCGTGGGGCGCGGTCAAGGATCTCCTCACCGACCACGTCGAGAGCGTCACCCCGGGCGCCAAGGAGACGCTCGCGGGCCTCAACCAGGACTACCAGGGGCTCAAGGCGATCTCGAACATCGCGCGCGAGCGGGCCCAGCTCCCGCCGCCCTCGCGCGCCGCCGGCGGCCTCCGCAACGCCGTCGAGGGCGCGACGCGCACCGCCGGGGTGCTCCACTCGCTCGGCACCGGCAACCCGCTGCCCGCCCTGGCCGCGGTCGCGGGCGTCCCGGCCATGCGCGCCAGCAGCCGGGCGGCCACCGCCGCCCTGGCCGACGTCGTGCGCTCGGCTCGAGCGGGCAGCGTCTCGGCGCGGCAGATCCAGCGCGCGCTGCAGATCGGCGTGCCCCGATCGGCGATCGACGGCGTGCTTGGCCTCTACCGGGCGGCCAGGCCCGCCGCGGAGCCCGAGGACGAGCCAGGAGCCGCGCCCGGGCCCGCCGAGCCTCCTGGCCTGCTGGCGGGCGCCCCGTGAACCTGCCGCTCGCTGCCGAGGCCCTGGTGGCCACCGGCGGGCTTTTCCGGGCCGAGCCGCTCGGGCCCGCCGACGCGCGCGCCGCGGCCGAGCTGCCGCGCGACTGGCAGGAGCACGTCGTCGCCATCCTCGACGAGAAGCGTCGGCCAGGCCGGCCGCCCAAGGCCAAGCAGGTCGACTACCTGCACACCTGGGACAAGCTCAAGGCCCAGCGCGACGATCGCCCGCTCGTGATGGGCATGAACGACGAGCAGGTCGGGCTCGCCTACCTCGAAGCGCTGCGCCGCGCGCGCGGCTACCTCGAGCAGCAGTGGCGCCCCATGTCGATGGACACCCTGCTCGGGCCCAAGCTGCTCGAGCCGCCACTGTCCGAGCAGCAGCGCGCCTCAGACCTCTACGCGACGGTGGCCGAGCCGACGACCGTCCTGCGCGACATGGCCGCCGGCTGCCTCATCGGCGAGACCGCGGCCGCCTTCCGCGCGGTCTACCCGGCGCTGGCCGGGATGCTCGACGACATGATCAACGCCGAGCTGCTGCGGCGGCGGACCAAGGCGCGCAGCTACGAGGCGCCATGGAGCGCGGAGCAGGCCATCCGGGTGCTGCGTCAGATGCCCGCGGGCGCGACGCTGGCGCCGCTGCCCACCGGGGCGCCCAAGGCGCCGCCCAAGATCGACATCGCCATCAAGCGGCAACCGAGCGACCTCCACTCGCGCGCCCAGTCGGTTGCGGCCGGCGACTGACCGGTGCTACGCTCTTTGTCAGGAGGGACGTCCAGACAGGGTCAACCCCTGTCTTAATCCGACAGGAGGACTCCCTTGAGCGCGAAGCACACGATTCAGGGCAGCAAGGTCCTGAACGCCGTCGCGGTCTCCGGCACCAACACGTACTACTCGGGTGCCACCGCGGATTCGCTCGGGGGTCCGGCCGCCAACCCGATCGGCACCGCGATCCCCTACGCGGACACGGTCTCGGCGGTCATCAACTTCACGTCGACCCCGAACGGCACGCTGACCGTCGAGGTGAGCGACTCGAGCGACGCCGACGTCCGCGACGGCAAGGACCTGTGGGTGACGTACACGCCGCTCAACAGCAACGGCTTCGTCAACGGCGTCGCCACGGTCACGAGCGGGGCCATCGCCTCGGGCTCGAATCCGGAAGGGGTGAAGCTCAAGCCGGGCTTCACCCGCCTGCGGTTCAAGTACGTCAACAGCAGCGGCAGCGGCACGCTGACGATCATCCTCAGCGTCAAGGGCGGGATCTGATCCGTGTCCACTGTCGTCGCGACCGACGAGACGACCGGCGGGTCCTCCGACCCGTACAATATCGCCGGGCTCACCGACGGGTCGATCGTCAAGAAGAGCGGCACCGCGCTGATCGCCGCAGTCGCGGGCACCGACTACGTCTTCCCGGGCGGCGTTGCTGGCGGCCAGACCGTCAAGGGCGGCGCGAGCGCGTCCGACAACCTCACGCTCAGCTCGACATCGAATGCGACCAAGGGCCAGGTCATCCTGGGCTCGAGCTCGGGCGTCGTGTTCGATGAAGTTCACAACCGCCTCTGCGTCGGCGCGGCGCCCACCTTCAATGCACTGGAGGTGCACAGCGGATCGCTCGGCTTCACCGGCTCTGAGACGGGGCTCTCGGGCACAAACAGCGGATTCGGCGGGTCAGCCCACACGCTCACCTGCCAGGTCGGCGGCGCCGAAAAATGGCGCATCACTGACACGGACTCCAACTTCCAGTGGAAGGGCTCGAGCTTCCTGCTGGCCTCCGCTGTCCTCGCCACCAACGCCACCGACGGATTCGCATACATCCCCACGTGCGCCGGGGCGCCGACCGGGACGCCGACCGCGCACACCGGCGGAGTCGCGATCGTTTGGGACACGACGAATCACAAGTTCTGGGTCTACGACGGCGCCTGGAAGGGCGGCACGGCCCCGGGCGTCTGGAGCTAAGGAGCGTTCACGATGGCCAACGGTGACATCAGCCTGTCGAGTCCGAAGACCATCAGCGTGCCGACGCTGCAACTGGCGTCGGTGCTGCTCGACCTCGTCGGCAACTCCGTCCAGCTCGTCTATCTCGAGGCGGGGACCGGCGTCGTCCACGTCGTCGTGGTGACCGACACCGGCGCCGTCGGCGTCGACTACAGCGGCGGCGTCTTCACCGACAGCGTCAAGCGCGTGATCTCCGGGGAGTTCACCAAGCTCCTCGGACTTCTCTTCAAGGCCGGTGCCCGGACCACGCTCACGCAGACGCTCATCACCGACGGGGTGCTGACGGTCGCGGGCACCGTCGGCTGATGTTGCTGACGGGCGCGGCGCTCAAGGCGCAGATCGGGGCGCAGTTGCAGGCCATGGACAACATGGCCGCGAAACTGGCCGAGGACGGACAGATCGTCGCCGCCGGCATCATGTCGGGCGGTCGCATGGCCATCGCCGTTCTGCATAATCGGCTCATCGACCTCGAGAGCCCGCCAGGGCCGCCGCCGGAGTCCGCCGCGCCTCCGGGCGAGGCCACGCCGCCGGAGCCCGCGGAGCCCGCGCCGTGACCATCGGCGAGGTGGTCTCGGTCGCGGTCCCGCTCACCACGGCGCTACTCGGCGTCGGTCGCGCGCTCGCGCAGTTGCTCCAGGTGGTCGACCGGGTGAAGAAGCTGGAGGATGCGCGCCTCGCCCAGGGCGAGCGGCTGGGACGGATCGAGCAGGCCACCGACCTCTACGGCGGCCGCGTCGAGGAGCTATCGCGCACGGTGCACAGCCCCCGGCGGAAGACGACTGCTATTAGCCTTCCGGCCGTGAGTCGCGATACACTTCCCCCGACGGACAAAGGATGAGCCTTGGCCCGGACGACAAGACCCCGGCCGTCTCCGCTGCATCGCTGCAGCTTGCGGACGCCGCGGTCGCGCTGTCGACGGTCGCGAGCCGCCTCGCCAACGCCGCCGAGCTGGCCGAGGTGGCCGCCGGCCACTGCCTCGAAGCGTCCCGCCTGGTCAACTCGTCCGACAGCCACGGCAGCGTCGATCCGCGGGCACTGCTCGCCCAGCACGAGGAGCTGCTTGGTCACCTCGCCGAAGGCGTCCACGACACGAGGCGCGCGGTGAGATCAGCCCGGCTCGCGCTGGAGAAGAAGGGAACCCCGCCATGAAGGACTGGGCAAAGGTGGTCGCGCTCGTCTGCCTGCTCGCGGGCCTTTGCTATGTGCCGGCCTGGCTCGCGTTTCGGAATTACCGCGAGTGCCGCCGCCACGGCTTCACGTTCCTCTATTGCGTGCGCTGACAGGAGATGACCATGAAGAACTTCGTTCACCGCATCGCCGCCGCCTTGGGGGCGGTCGCTGTCGTCCTGCCCGCCACCGGCTCTGTGGCTCTGCCGACCTGGCTCGCGGTCCTGGTCGCGGTCGTGGGTGGCTTTGCGCTGCTCTTCACCAACGTCGACAAGGTGCTGAACACGGGCGCGCCGCCCACGCCACCCGGCCCCATCGGCTCAGGGAAGACCGGCTCGGGCTCGATCGGCCCGCTCGCGTTCGTGATGGTCGCGCTCGCGGCTCTCAGTGCGCCTGGGCGTAACGCGTCTGCTGAGCCGGCTGGCGAACATTTCGCCGATTTCGGTTTTGCTCAAGGCGCGTCGCCCAGCGACAGTTCGCCGGCCGATAGCCATCGTTATTGTCGATGCGGTCGAGCGAGTAGCCGGGTCCTGGCCATTTTCCCATGTCTCGAAAGAACCGCAGGAAGGACTTGCGCCAGGCTTCGCACACGCGAATGCCCCGACCGCCATAGTCCTTCCAGCCCTTGCTCGTCTGGTCGCTGCAACGTCGGATCATGTCTCGCCATGCGCGGTACTCGCGCGTTGTGGACCCGCGGCGGGCCTGGCCATGCCTTGTGGAGCGCGCGGTCAGTTGCTCGGTCCGGAGACATCCGCAGGAGCGCGTTCTTCCTCCAAGCAAGGATGACCGGCAGATCTCGAGCTGCTGACCGCAGGCACATATGGCGGTCCATCGCGATGAGCCAGCATAGGCCGCGACGCGAAGCCGGCCGAACTTGCGCCCTGTCAGGTCGATCAGCGGAGGCATGAGCCAATGAGTCCTGCGAAGAACTTTCTCTGCATAGCGGCCTTCCTGGCGAGCGTCCCCGCATGCTCTCACATCCCGCCGCCGATAGTCTCGTTTGGCGTCTGCGTGAACCAGGCCATCTCCGGCCAGGTCAACGCCATCATCACCGAGGTCGAGACCGACCTCGCGAGCGAGCAATACCTGTCGCTGCTCACCGACCTCGGCAAGCGCGTCGGCTGGACGGTGGTCGACTGCGCGGTCCAGGAGGTGCTCGGCGCCTCGCAGGCCAAGCACGAGTCCGCGCCGTCGGACGCGCTGTCGGCGACCAAGGTGGCGCACGCCAAGGCGTGGCTCGCGCGCGGCGGGACGGCGATGGAGAGGGAAGGGGCAAGCATGGAGATCGCGATCCTGAACGAGTCCTCGAAGCTGACGACCACCGACCTGGCGTTCATCGCCGCGGCGGTCGACTACCAGATGCGCGAGCACGTGGCCCCGGCCTGGGGCATGGAGCCGTGGCCGGTGAGCGCGTACACGGCGCTGCCCGCCGCCGCGGACCAGCTCCACCCGCTCTTCATCATGGACAGCATTGGCGTGCCCGACGCCCTCGGCGACCACAACGACGTCGCTGGGTTCATCTTCGAGCGCGTGCTGCCGCCGGCTGACCCGACCGACGCCACGGTCGTCAGTCACGAGTGCGCGGAGGCCTTCGTGAACCCGACCTGCAACCTGTTCGAGCCCATGCCGGGCGGGCGCCAGATCGCGCGCGAGGTCGGCGATCCCGTCGAGGCGACCGGCTATCCGGTGCAGGTCACTATCGACGGCGTCACCCGCACGATCATGGTCTCGAACTTCGTCCTGCCGAGCTTCTTCCAGGCGGGGAGCAAGGGCCCGTGGGACTACATGCAGCAGCTCTCGGGGCCGTTCGCGATGCTGGGCGGCGGGTACGAGATCATCGAGGACGCGAGCGGCACCGTCAGCGACGTGTTCGCGCACGGCGACCGCCTGCGCGCGCGGCTGCTCGCGTTCAAGCACGCCGACCCGCGCTCGAGGACCTCGCGCATCCACGCGCTGCGGGCGGGGCTCAAGCGTGGAACACCGGCCGGCGATGTCCGGCCTGGTGCTGGTTGATGGCCGACGGTTCGGACCGCGACGGGCAGGGCGCATCGGCCCCAGGCGCGCCGGGGATCCGGGCCTATCGCTGCACGGTGTGCGGGCGGCGGGGTCACCGGGCGCCTCGCTGTCCGGAGTCGGCGATGATGAAGCGCGAGAGCGACGCGGCCGAAAGGGTGCGGCCGGCGGCGCTGCGGGTGGTGCAGGGGCAGCCGGCGGCGGTGGCGGTTTCCTCCGTCTCCGTCGCCCCGCCGGCTGAAGGGGCGGGAGTCCCCTCGAACGAGCAGGAAAAGCAGGAAGAGGGCGGTCGCTGCGGTTGGCACTGCGCCTGGTGCGGACGACGGGGCCACCGCTCGCCCGATTGCCCTACGCGGCCCGCGAGCGATCTGCCGGTCCTGCGCCTCGTCCGGCCGAAGGCGTACCAGGCCAGCGGGGCCAGCGCCGACGAGATCGCGGCGTTCCGCCGGCAGATCCAGAACGGCACCTACCGGCCGTTCGCCAGGCTGCGCGCGGCGTTCGCGCGGCGGAGGCCGGGGCGGGCATGAGCATGGATGCCGACTTTATCGTGCTGCCCCGGTGGCGAGTCGAAGCCGTGCGAATGTCGGTGGCCGTCGACCGGGCCGAGTTCTACGACACGCTCTCGGGCATCACGACCAGCCTGCAGATGGATCGCCCGGCGGCCATGTGGCTGGCGACCCAGATCGGCTCATACATCGTCGTGACCATGAAGGCCGCCCCGGAGCCGATGATCCCATGAGCCCCGGCCGCTGCTCCTCGCTCGATCTCCTCGATCCCCAGTTCGCCGCGCGCGTGCACGATCTCGTCACCCGCGCGAACGCCAACGGCCTGCCGCTCGACATCTTCGAGACCGCCCGCGGCCCCGAGCGCCAGCTCGCGCTGTGGCAGATCGGCCGCGGCGATCCGCATGCGCCGGGCTACGGCCGCACGGTCACCGACGCGCAGCCCTACCAGAGCGCGCACCAGTTCGGGCTTGGCACCGACCTCGTGTTCCGCGTGAATGGCCAGTGGACCTGGAAGGAGCCCCAGCCGGGCATGTGGGATCACTACCGGGCGCTCGCCAATGCGCCGGGCACAGGGCTCACGACCCTCTTCGACAAGCACGGCAAGCCGCTCGAGGAGCCCCACGTCCAGGTGCGCGGCTTCGACTGGCGAGCGCTGGCGCCGGGGCCGGCGGACGACGGCTCCTGGTATGGCTGGCTGCGGCAGCGGGTGACGGGGATCGGGTGACCGCTGGGCGCTCCCCTGCTGGCGCGATGCAGCCTTTGTGGCCTCCGCTATCCTAAAACATGCTGATCCTCGGCATTGACAGCGCCGAGACGAGCGGCCTCGCCCTGGTCGAGCGCGACGCCGCCGGCCACGAGCGTCTGCACCGCCACGGCGCCGAGCTGGTGCGCAGCTACCACGACATCGACCGCCTGGCCGGCGAGTGGACCCGCGACCCGCAGCCCCACCTGGTCGTCGTCGAGGAGCCGTTCGTGCACCCCCGCTACCCGCTCGCCGGCCTGGTGCTCGCGCGCCTGCTCGGCCGCTGGCTGCAGGCGTTCGAGGGCCGCGGGTTCGCCACCGCCACCGTGCCGGCGTCGATGTGGCAGACGTCGATGCTGCCGGGGGTGACGAGGTGGACGCGGAGCGAGCTGCGCAAGGCCGCGGCCGTGCGCTGGGTGCGCGAGCGCTACGGCGCGGAGGTGGGCGAGGACGCGGCGGACGCGATCGTGCTTGCTACCTGGGTGGCGCGGAACTCGCGGGCGGTGGCGGCGTAGCAGGCGGCATGTCCGTGCACTCGCAGATCGGGGGGTGCGTTTCGACTGTGGCGCAGCCGCCGGGGTCCCGGTAGTACCGCGGCGTGAACTTTCGCACGTGGCCGCCGCACATCTGGCCGCAGGCTTTCATCTCGCCGGCGTCGGTCGCTTCATCGCACGATCCCGCCGTGGCCAGCGTCGCCAGCAGCAGCCAGGCGGCGGTCCTCACCCGTCCTGTTGTACGCCCCGTGGGGCTTCTATGTCGAGCCGGGCCCGAAAGCAGGCGCGCAAATGCGCCGCGGCGGTCGATTTTCCTGCCCGGGCGCCGCCGGGTAGAATGACCACCGTGAGCGGCCACTATATCCTGGACGCGGAAGGCAACCCGGTCCCGGTGGCCGACGTCCACGAGTGGGTGCGCTGGTTCGAGACGGCGGAGCGGCACGTGGCCAATGACCGCGTCGGCCGGTTCCTGGTCTCGACGGTGTTCCTCGGGGTCGACCACGCCTTCCACGGCGGTCCCCCGGTTCTCTGGGAGACGATAATCTTCGGGGCCGAGGGCGACGAGCTCAACCAGGAGCAGTGGCGCTACCGGAGCCGGGAAGAGGCGCTCGAGGGGCACCGGCGCGCGCTCGCCCTGGTCGTCGCGCGCGCCGGGAACTAGCCGTCCTCGAAGGCCTGCAACGCCGGTTCCTCGCCAGGCCACAGATGGCCTGAGAGAGGCTCTTCCAGATACCCGGGGCAGTCGTAGCCGCACATCCCGTTGGCGGCCTCGGGCGCGACGCTTCGGCCGCGCGGCGGCTTTCTGCGGCCGCACCTGCGGCAGTCGGGCGTCGCCCAGCAGGCAGGGGTGCAGGTTACGGCGGTCACGCCCTCAGCCGCCCTCGAAGGCTTGCAGCGCCGCCTGCAGGTCTGCGATCAAGGCGCGCACCTCGTCCGGGCCGCCGATCACCCATTCATCGCACGAGTGGGGCAGGAACGCGGCCTGGCCTCTGACGACACCGCCCGACCGCGCATCGGGGACCCGGTGGGGCGGGTCGCAATCACAGTCGCGCCCTTGGCGGCAGGGCGGCATGAGCAGCTTGAGATCGCCGGGGCGGTACATCGAGCAGCCCCATTCTCCCCCTGGGGGCAGCGTGGGGGCAATGGGCCGGACTACGGGACGTCCGCCAGGGGCTGCGCCTGGAACTGCCCTTGGGCGTCGAAGCAGCCCCACTGAATGGCCTCCATGGACAGCGCCGGCTGCGTGTCCCGCGCCAAGACGGCAGCGCCGGTGGCGTCCGCGAGCGTGAGGCTGTTGCCCTGCACCTGATACGTGTACACGTCCGGGGCGTGGTTGGGGTCGCCGGCCGGGCAGCTCGTCTTGGTGGGCGTCGTCGCGATCTGATTGGCCGTGACCTGGTAGGTTCCGATCTCCATCTCGTCCTCGGCGGCCGTCGACGAGATCAGGCAGAGGTTCTGCGTCGCATAGGTGCCGTCGGCGCTGAAGGTCGCCGCGATTCCGCAGGCACCGTTGTCGCTCAGCACGGCGTACCAGGTCCCGATCAGAGCAGAGGGCGGCGCCGCGGTCGTTGTCATCTCGGTCGGCGTCGGCGCGGGCGAGTCCTCCGAGGACGGTGGCGATGAGCAGGCGGCGAAGGCACAGAGCAGGGGGAGCAGCTTCCACTTCATGCCCAAGGTCATCGGCAGCGCCGTCCGATTTTGTGAACACACTAGACGCCGCGTCCGCTTCGCAAGACAACGCCCGCTCCGAGCATCGTTCAGCAGCGATCTGCGAACCGCTGCGCACACTTGCCGACGACGGTGGAACGGACAGGTGGGCAACCCTATGAGATCGCACGACTTCCACTAGCTTGAGGTGCTAGCGGAAGCAATTCCATCGGGGTTCAAATCCCCGTCCTCGCACAGCTTTTCGACTGACGCGCTGACCCCGCGGAACGGCTGCGGAACGATGGCGGAACGATGGTTGTGCGGTGCTCGCCCGAGAGCGTGTCCAGCGCGACGGACATCAAGGGTCATGCTTCTTCCCGCCCTTGAGCGCCTTGAGGAGCTTGCGCTGACGAGCGCGCGCGATCGCCTCGGCCGTGATGTACGAGCCCTCGGTCACCGCGGAGCCGTGGTCATGGCCGGCCTGCTGCTGGATCGTCGCGAGCGTCCGGCCGTCGATCAGCTCGAGCGACATCGAGACCCCGCGCATGCCGTGCGCGTGCGTGTCCTCGGGCACGCCGGCGGCCCGGCAGATCCGCTTCACCTGCTGGGCCACCCAGTAGCGATCGCGGTGGCCGGTCACTCGCCGCCGCTCGGCCGGGAACAGCCAGTCATCGGGCGCGAGGCCATGCGCAAGGCTGGCCAGCACGGGCCGCAGGCGCTCGTCCTCCACGGGGATCAGCTCGGGGTGGCGCTTCTTGCGATTCTGCGGCCCCGTGCGCGGAACGCGCAGGAGCGCGCCGTTCATGTCCACGTGCTTCGCCTGCCGATCGACGATCTTCGATGCGCGCAGAGAGAGCTTGAACGCGATGAGGCTGGCAGCCGCGCCGCGATCGCCCGCCTCGGCCAGGTCGAACGCCTTCCGCTCCCAGATCGCCAGATGGTCGAAGCTGAGCTGCTTCATCCCCTTGCCGCCGGGGTTGCGCTGGCCGATGCTCTCGGGCTCGGGCCTCCAGCCGTCGAGCGGGTTCGCGCGGATCCAGCGCTGGCGGACGCAGTAGGTGAGAAACTTGCGCGCGACCGAGAGCGTGTTCAGCGCCGTGTCCGGCGCCTGGCGCGCGGCCAGCTCGGCGAACAGGCGTTCGCAGTGGGGCAGGTCGATCGCTGACACCGGCGCGGATAGCGACCCGCGGAAGAACGCGCGCAGGCGGAACAGGTTCGTGCGAATGGTGCCGCCGGTGAGCGCCTTGACGTGATCGCGCTCGTAAGCAAGCAGTGCTTCCTCGACAGTGACACCGGCGTTGAGCTTCGCGCGCGAGTTGAAGTCGACGATGAATTGCTCGGCCTCGGCGCGCGCGGCGGCCTCGTCCGCGGGCCCGGTGAACGGAAAGGAGAACGTCTCGCGGCCACGGCTGCCGACCACTTCGGCCGGTACGATCACGACACGGTAGTGGGGCTTGCGGCGGACGTCCCGGTACGGCCCGAGGGCCCGATCGGTCGGGTTGCGCCGGGCCATCAGCCGGCTCGTCGGCCGCGGTTGAGGCGCACGCGCCGCAGAGCCTCGGCCGCCTTGGCGCTCGCTCCCTCGAGATCGGGCGCGCGGCCTGGCGTCGCCGACGGCGCCGCCTCATCGCGCTCCAGCTCGTCGAGGAGCCGTCGGAGGATGCGGGCGGGATCGCGCCGGTGCATCTCCTCGCGAAGCGCGGCTAGCTCGGCCTCGAGCTGTTCGATCGTGCTCGCCACTGTGACGACATTACCGGGTGTCTTCACGGGCGGCAAGGACGAAGCAGCGGACGCGACCGGATTCGCTCGCGGTCCCGCGGCTGTCCAGTCCCCAGCGCTGTGCATTTTGTGTCTTCACGCCAGCCGCGTCACGAGATATGGTCCGTCCGGGGGAGGCGTCGCATGCCGAAGTGGCCTCAGAGGGCGCCCGCGCGCCGAGCAGACCCGCACCGAGAAAGCATCATCACGACCGCGACTGGCCTGCTGCGCGCACGCGCCGGGCAGCTCATGGAAAAGGCCGAGGAGAAGTGCCGGGCGGCGAGGCTCTGGGAGGCATATGCGGACCGATGCGAGTCGAACCTGAACGGACGCGCACGCAGGCGCGCGGGGTCTTAAGCGATTTTGCCGTCGCCTTGCCCCGGTCGGGCTGTGTAGTCTCCGCACCCGGGGTCCTTTGAAAAGGAGTAGGCCCAAGCCGAGACAGTCACGAGGACAGGAGACCCTGAGTTCCAAGCGCGCGCGGGCCAGAGAGGCCCGAAAGCGGGCGCAGCGGTTCTTGAAGCAGGCCGAAGACCTGAAGCGAGAGGCATCGCTGCTCCTGGCATACGCGGAAGAAGTCGAACGACTTGACGCGGAATCGGCGAAGGGGGGCTCAGCGCGTGAGGACACACCGCGGTTGCCGCCCGGTGAAAATACTGTCAACGTGGATGGTATGAACACGGAGTCCTGGCCTCACGCTCTCAAGATCGCCCACGGGCGAGCGGCCAAGGATCCGTTCGGCCGAGCGTGTGTACGCGCCGGTATGACGAAGGGCGAAGTGGTGGAGAAGGTGCGCCGGGAGCTGGGGCTCAAGCGGCTGCCAATGTCACAGATCTCGCAGGCCAGGGGTGGCACGAGACAGATCCGAAGCGACGTCGCCGAGGCGATCCATCGCCTGACGGGCTTTGCCGCGACCAAGGCGAACTGGCCTGGCGGCATCCGCGACGTGTCCCGCCGAGAATAGGCCGGATTTTCACACGTGGCGGTGTCGTCACGATTTTCCTTGCCCGCTCTGTGAAGACACCATACGATGTCTTCACAGAGACGTGACGGAAGGAAGGAGGACCGACCCCATGACCACCCCCGGAAATGCGAGGCGACACCTGACAACGGTGCTCGACCACTGGAAGAACGGCACCAGGGACGGCGACGATCCCGTGGTGGCAGCCGACGTGGCTGCCGCGATCGAAGACCTGATCCAGGCGACGCTGGTGCGGCACGAGGCCGCAGGGGATCACTCCCGATGACCCCTCTCACCCAGCCCTGCCCCGACTGCGGCGGTAGCGGCGGCATCGGTAGCGGCGGCATCGGCAGCGGCCGCGCCTACTGCGACGGCTACTCGCGCGTCGATCGCTGCCTTCGCTGCGACGGCACCGGCGAGCTCGCCGACCACTGCGACTGCGGCGCCGTCGCCATCCACCCGCGCTCGGGCGACGGCCTGCCGCCGGTGTGCGAGAGCTGCGCCCCCGGCGCGTGCCCGACCTGCCGCGTGTGGGGGCGCGAGAGCTGCTCCCTCCACGGCGTCACCGCGCCGGCCAACCGCAACGCCGACTGCGCCCGCGCGCGCGGCTTCCGCCCCGAGCTGAAGATCCTGGGCGGCGAGCTGCCCGCCTGGGACCACCGCATCCGCTGCGAGACCTGCGGCGGCGGCGGCGCGCTCGGCAACGGCAGCGTGTGCCAGTTCTGCGGCGGCGAGGGCTGGGTCAAGGTCGGCGAGCACCGGCGCGCGGCGCTCTACGAGGACGACGCGACCCTGGTCGACCTGCCGGCGTTCGTGCCCGCGAAGGAGGTGGCGTGATGTACGCGATGGTGTCGCGCGACAGCGGGATCGAGTGCATGCGCGGCCGGATCAGGCTGGGCCGCGACGGCGCGCACGAAGTGCACATGCACGGCGTCGGCCCCGCGTACCTGGTGATGTCCATCGAGGAGGCGCGGGGAGTGCGCGCCGAGCTGGATCGGCTCCTGACGGCGTTCGACCAGGCCGGCGCCGCCCCGGCGCCCGCTCCGCTCGCGGCTGTCCCCGCGACCACTGACGAGGACGTGACCTGATGAGCCGGCGTCGGTTCAACCGCTTCGGCTTCCACGGCCGCGCGCCCGAGGACCGGCTCACGCCGCCCCCGCGGCCGCCGATGGTCGGCGAGGTCATCGAGCTGCTCGAGGTCAGCTTCAGCTCGCCCGGCCGCGGCGGCTGGTACCTCGGCACGGTCACCGCGGTCTCGAGCCTCATGGTCGAGGCGCGCGTGGGCAGCGACGTCGTGGTCCGCTATCTCGGCGACCACGGCAAGGTCTGGCGCTACCCGGCGCCCACTGGCGCCATCGTGCACGACGAGAACGGGGATCCGGTCGAGGTGCCGCGCGCGCAGGTGCCGCAGGTGTCGGAGGATCTGCTGTGACCCGCGAGGATCGCGAGGCGCGCCACCTGTGCCGGCAGTGCGACCGGCCGGCCAACGGATCACTGTGCGACAAGCACAAGGAGTTGCAGCGCGGGCGTAACGGCCGCCGCCGCGGGCCGGCCAAGACCTGCGCCTACTGCGGCCGGGTCGGCCACAACAGCCGGAGCCACCGCCGATGATCCGGGTCGACAAGGCTGCTGGTACAGCGGCGCCGGCCGTGTACCACCCGGGCACGATCTACCTCCTGCACTTCGCGCGGCCGTTCAAGCACGCGCGCCACTACCTCGGCTGGACGCAAGATCTAGACGCGCGCGTGGCCAGGCACTTCGCCGGCCATGGCTCCCGCCTCATGCGGGCCGTCTCCGCCGCTGGCATCGGCGTCGAGATCGCGCGTGTGTGGGATGGCGATCGGAACCTGGAGCGGTCGCTCAAGCGGTGCGGCGGCCGCGCGCGGATCTGCCCGATCTGCCAGAAGGCCAAGAAGCGCGGGAGGGCGTCATGATCCGCCTCGACGAGAAGCCATCGGCGCTGCTGTCGCCGCGGGTGCGCATGGTCGTCTGCCCGCGCTGCCGCAAGCTGCGCGTCCCGCGGCCGGACAAGCGCGTGTGCGGCTCGTGCGCTGACGAGCTCGAGCACCTGTGGACCGAGGTGACGCCGCTGCCGCCCGCGCCGGGAGGGCCGTCGTGAAGCTCAGTTTCGCTGCTCGCGAGGTTGAGATCGAGGCAGAGGCCGGCCTGCGCCCCGGCCTTGTCCAGATCGGCGCGACCTTTCCGCCCACGGACATGATGGCGTTGGCCTGGGTGACGGTGGCCGATGCCGAGGCGCTGGGCGAGATGCTCAGCCGCGTAGCCAAGGCGGCGCGCGAGCTCGAAGGAAAGCACCCATGAGCCTCTTCAACCGCTACCGGACGGTCTTCGACACCACGCTGCCCCAGGATCCCGCCCAGCAGGCGCGCGAAATCCTGGAGCGCGCCCACCGCGACCAGGCCGACGCCTACGCGATGACCCTGGCGCCCGGGTCGACCATCCTGGAGGACACCGACGGGCCGACCATCGCCAGGTTCAGGCACTTGCTCCCGGCGGCGCTCATGCAGCGCGGGCTCGCGCTCGAGCAGATCGTGGGCGGCTGGCGCGTGGTCACCGCGCCGCTCGCGCCCGGACGGCCGCTGGTCGTGTGCCGGGAGTGCGGCGAGAACTGGTTCCGCTGCGAGCACGGGACTGGCAGCCCGGGCGTGTCGGTGCGCTGGTGAGCGCCGACCCCGCCCACATCCGCCCGGAGATCAAACGCGAGGTCGACTCGTTCCACGCGCTCCGGGGCGACCTGCGCCGCCTCGAGAGCGACCTGCGGGCGGTGTTCCGGGAGCGCATGAACGAGCAGGAATTGACCATCGCCGAACGGCGCATGGTCGAAGAAGCGCTCGAGCGCCGGGACTGACAATCGCAGTGCTCGGCAGCAGTTAGAGGGACCACAAAGGAGCAGTACCAATGGCCGATTACAGGACGTTGTTCGACGATGTGTGGCTGCGCGCCTGGGATCTCGGGGGCAAGGACTGGACGCTCGAGATCCGCAAGGTCGAGGCCGGCGTGCTCGAGAACCATCGCCAGCAAAAGAAGGAGCGCAAGCCGGTGGTCCACTTCAAGGGCGCGCGCAAGCCGCTCGCGCTCAACCGGACCAACGCCAAGACCATCGCCGCGCTCTACGGCAAGGACACGGTCCACTGGATCGGCAAGCGCGTGACCCTCTACCCGACGACGACCAACTTCGGCCCCGAGGAGGGCATCGACTGCATCCGCATCCGGCCCAAGGAGCCGACCGGCAAGGCCCAGACGCTGGCGCCGGTCGCGCCGCCGCCGGCCGAAGAATCGACGCCCGACTCCGCCGCCCGCTGCGCGACCGGGACATGCGGGACCTGCGCCATGTGCCTCGAGACCGCCGAGGCCGAGCGGCGCGCCCAGGAGTCGTCGTGACCGCCGCCGCGCAGCTCGAGCTCGAGCCGGTGCGCTTCAGCGGGCTCAAGGCGATGGCGCTCAGCCCGGCGCACTACCGGGCCGCCGTCGAGCGCGACGGCCAGGAGAAGCAGCGCGGGCGCGCCCTGCACTCGATCATCCTCGGCGGCAAGCGCGTGGTCGGCTACCCGGGCAAGGTCCGCCGGGGCAAGGAGTTCGAGGCCTTCGCCAACGACAACCACGACGCCGAGATCCTGACCATGGCCGACTACGAGCGCGCCGCCGGCATGGCTGCAGCGGTGCGCGCGTGCCCCCGCGCGATGGACATGCTGGTCGGGCGGCACGAGATGGAGATCGACTGGACCTTCCTCGGTCGTCGCTGCCAGTCGCACGTCGACGTGGTCGGGCCGGCCGGCGAGTACGTCACCGAGCTCAAGAGCACCGTCAGCTCGCACCCCGACCGCTTCGCCTGGCAGTCGCGGCGCATGGCCTACCACGCCCAGCTCGCGTTCTACGCCGAGGCGGTGCTGCAGGCTGGCCTGGGCGTGCCCCGCGATCTCTACGTCGTCGCGGTCGAGTCGCGGCCGCCCTACGTGGTGACCTGTATGCGCCTCGCCCCGCGCGCGCTCGAGGAGGGGCGCAAATGCGTGCGCCTGTGGATGGAGCGGCTGCTCGGCTGCGAGGCCAGCGGCGAGTGGCCGGGCTACGTCGGCGACATCGTGCCGCTCGACGTGCCGGACGACGACCTCGAGCTGACCTTCGGCGGCGGCGACGGGCCGGACTTCGACCCCGAGACGGGCGAGGTCGCCGCATGACCGAGCAGCAGAGGCTGGACCACGCCGAGCTGGTCCACAACCTGACCGCCTATGAGTGCGCAACCTGCGCGGTCAAGAGCGACCGGGCCTGCCCACTCTGCGGCGGCCATGGCACGTACTACTCGATGGACCTCGCACCGTGCGGGCGAGCTGACTGTCCGATCGGGAGACGGCCAGCATGACCCGCCGGGAGCGCGTCGTCACCGTGGCCGCCCAGCTCGCCGAAGCGCGCGCGACGGTGACCAGACTCGAGGCCGAACTCGACGACCTCCTCGGCGCGACCGAGGCCCGCCCCGCCGCCGCTCCGAGGGAGACGGCCAACGGCACCAATGGCCACGGCAACCGAGGTCGCGGCGTCGAGACTGAGAAGATCCTTGCCCTGGCCAAGGCCGGCAAGAAGGCCGCCGAGATCGTCGAGGCTATGGGCTACAAGGACCGCGTCGGCGTCATCAAAGTGCGCAATGCCATCAGCAAGGCGCGGCTGCGAGGCATTCTCCCAAAAGCAGGAGCCGCCCAGTGACCGCCCCGGCGAAAGCGGCGGAGCCGGGCGGCGTGCAACCCGACCTCATCCTGCCCCCGGGCTTCGACCGCGTGGGCGAGGTCGTGCGCATCGAGCAGGAGCGCGGCGACGAGCCCGTCACCATCGAGGAGGTCTTCGCGGCCGGCGAAGAGGGCAAGCGGACGCACGTGCGCAGGTGGCGCATGACCCGCGCCGACCTCGTCCCGTGCACCGCCTGCGGCCTGCGCGGGCACGTCGCCGGCGATCCCGTCCGCTGCCTCCACGGTGGTAGCCTGCGCATCGGCGAGAGTCCGTGGATGAACGGAGGCGCTGAATGAACCTGGCCCCGGCGTTTAACCCCGAGTGGGTCGTGATGGAGTGCGGCGAATGCGGCGTGCACTTCTGCGTGACGGGCCCTTTCCATCGCGAGCGACGCGAACGCAAGCTCGCGTGGCACTGCCCCAACGGGCATCAGCGTGTCTACGGAGAGACTGATGCTGAACGGCTCAAGCGCGAGCTGGCCGCCAAGGAGCAGGAGCTGGCGCGCGAACGCGAGCAGGTGGCGCGCCGGGATCGTGCGCTCGCGGCGTCCCGTGGGCAGCTCACGAAGATCAAGAACCGCATCCAGAACGGCGTGTGCCCGTGCTGCCGCCGCAGCTTCCAGAACCTGATGCGGCACATGTCGACCCAGCACCCGGACTGGAAAGAGCAGGGGATCAAGCTGCTCGGCCCGGCGGAATAAAGCCTGCCACCTCGACGAACGAAAGGACGGAGACCGATGCCCAAACCCAAGACGAAGCCCAAAGCCGCGCCCGCGCCAACCCGCGGCGCCCCCTACCACGTCGGCGCGAACTACTTCATTCGCTCCGTGACCATGTACTACACCGGCCGCCTCATCGCGGTCACCGAGCACGAGCTCGTGCTTGAGAGCGCCTCCTGGATCGCCTCCACCGGCCGCTTCGCCGACGCGTTCAAGCAGGGCGCCTTTGACGAGGTCGAGCCCTTCCCCGACGGCGAGGTGATCATTGGGCGCGGCGCCATCGTCGATGCCTGCCAGTGGCCCCGAGAACTGCCGCGCACGCAGGAGTGACATGACCGCCGCCATCCTTCGCGCGGGATACGAATGGTCGCGGTCGGGGTCGCGGTCGGGGTCGCAGTCGGGGCCGGGGTCGCGGTCGTGGTCGTGGTCGCGGTCGGGGTCGCGGTCGGGGTCG